TGCTCGCCGTCGCGTTGGCCGTGGCATCGCTGATCTGTGAGGACGTGTGGCTGTGGACCGCCGCTGCCTTCCCCGCAAGGTCCGCTACCAGGCCAGTGATGTCGGATTCTGCATGGGTATGGCTCGCAGCAGCCTTGCCCGCGAGCGTGGTGACCAGGCCGGTCACGTCTGCCTGCGCGTGCGTATGGGAGAGCGGAGCCTTGCCCGCGAGATCCGTGGGAAGGTTCGTCACGTCGGCTTCGGCATGGGTGTGCGCCGGGACGGAGGCAAGCGCAACCGTGACGTTCACGCGGTCGCTCGCGGGCACGTCCTGAAATGCGAGGCCGATGTTGCTCCCCTGAATCAGATTCAAGGCCCGACGCGTTCCCACGATCGCGCCATTGTTCTGGATCGTGAACGGGAGCGCGCCGGAGACAATATCGGATGCCGTGTGGGTGTGGGATGGCAGATCCGCAGACGAGAGGAGCGCGCCCGCCGTGACGCGCCCCTTGGCGTCCACGGTTGTTTTGGTGTACGTACCCGGCGTCACGCCAGTGGCCGCGAGCGAAACGGCGCCGGCATTGATCTCCAGGCCGCCCACGGGATCGACCTGCACGATCCCCTTGCTGGCGGTCGTCGCGTCCGGATACGAAAACGCGCCGAACGTCTGGCCCGGAGCGAAGTCGATGATTGCATCCATCGCAAGGTGATTGCTCGCGTTGAGTGACAAACCGAGGTCACCTGAATTGTCGGCCTTGCGCCATTTGATCGTGCCCGCGTTTGGCAATCGGACCAGGCCGGTGCCCGCTTTGGTGCCAGAGCCGAACTCTGCCCCATCCTGGAAGGTCTTGATACCGGTGACCGTGACCGCCCCGTCCTTGCGAACGTAGTTGCGCGCGGCCGCGGTGCCCAACTCGTTCTCGATGGCGAGCACAGCGGACTGGAGCGCGGTGATAAATCCCGCAACCATGTTCGCCTTCACAGGCGCCCCGTTGTTGTGGGCGGAGGCGGTCGTGCCAAAGGCCCCACGCTGGCATCCCGTGAACTGCGTGGCCGTCTTTCCGGTGTATACGATCAACTCGTCGTCGATCGAGAGCACGCCATAGCTCGCGGCGAAGCCTCCGGATGTGGACGCCACGCTGATCGAGGAGTCGCTGGCCTGCACCGCGCCCGTGGTCACCGTCTCCAACGGCTTGGTGGAGAACGCATCGACCGGGGCGTACAGGCTGGCCGCGCTGTCGATTGCACCGGGATAGTTAGCCATTGAGTTTTCTCTCGTTCAGCTTGAAACGATTGAGCGCGCCGGCCGTCGGCGCCACCACATCGACCGCCCGTGCGACTTCCGCAGCACGGGCCGCGCGCGGCTTGTGATACACCGCGGCCGTGGCAGACGACTGCCTCCACGCCTCCAGCGGGATCGGCCTGCTGTTTAGGCAGAACTGATCGAACGCCCAGAAGCACATCGAGTAGTACGGAGCGGTCTTCCACAAGCCGTATGCCTGCGCGATCGGTGGGTCGGGTGGACCGTACAGACCCGCCAGATACATGCACTCCGATGCTGGCCGTCCCAGCGTCTGCGCCGCATAGGTCATGGTCTGCCGCATGAGCTTCGCGTTCTTCTGCCAGATGTCGTAATCGAATCCCTCACAGCGGAAGTATTTGATCCCGTACGAGGACGATTTCCACTGAGCCGGCAAATTCACGTACATCAGCAGGCGACGATAAGCGGGGTCGGGAGACGGCTTCCCCTGGTTAGCATCAAGGGGCCAGAGGCATTCGAAGACGGCGGCTGGATGCGACGCGCGCACGTACGAGATGACGTCCTGGCAATACGACCAGACCCGGTCTCGCAGGAACGAGGCAGTTTCATTCGGGTGGGCCGAATCGCCAACCGGATCATCGGTATTGGAGACGAACGGCCAAATCTGATGGCCTTTCGTCGCCACGAAAGCGTCGATGGTTTCTTGGTCGTAGAACGGCATGCCGCCCTGCGGATCTTGGGTGCGATTGTCGAAATACCAATACTGCGTCTCGCCAAACTGAAGCACGACCGGTAGGCCCGCAGCCTCGATCTGGTCTGCGCATTCCTTGTACATCTGGCGCAGATAGTTCCGGACGCGTGTCCCGAAGTGCATCTGGTACGAGGGGACATCGAGGAACACGTCCTCACCAGGCGTGACCATGCCGCCACTGAGCCGGAGATACCTGGCGCGCATCGCGGTCGGCGGATTGTACACCTCCATCGAGAAGGCGAACGACGCCTTGATGCCGGCCGCCAGGAACTGGCTGGCGAGATCCTTAATCCACCGCCGCGCGCCTTCCGTCATCACGGGCGAAGCGGAATCTAGGATCTCCCAGCCGCCCTCAGTGCCCGCCGAGCCCATGTGATCGGAAAGCGTTAGCGTCACGGAGTTTGGTGCACTTACGGCGAGGCCAGTGAACACGTAGCGTGGAGCCTTCGATTGAATCCGTAGTGTCGTGCTTGTGCCGAATCCGTCATCGGCCCAAACGCCCGCGAACATGCCGTTGATGGCGGCGCGGAAATGCGACACGACTCCCTGGAGCGTTTCGCCGTAGCCGATCGCGTGCGCGATCGTGGTGCCGCCAATCGAAAACGAGACGACGTCGCCGGGCGCCGGATCGCCGGCGAATGTGATCGTGGCGTTGGGATAAGTCGCGCCAATTCGCTGCCGCTTGTTGTTCCAGAAGACGCCCATGTACACGTCGGCATGGCCTTTGAAGCCGAGCTTCTGGAGTTGCCAGACGTGCCACGCCGGGGGCTTCTTGTAGCCGTGGTCCGTGTCGAAGTCGATGGCGAGCGACACGTCCGGATAGATCGCGGGCGCGTTCGGAATGTCCTGCGGCACCAGAGGCCACAGGTAATCGAAATAGAAGTAATAGCCGCCGTTCGTGGTCCGGTAAAGAGCGGTGATCTCGACCGTGTGGCTGCCGGCCTCGACGCTCGCGGCGATCTCGATGTTGGCCGTGGTGCCGCCGTACTCGTACAGGTACAGGTCGAACGGAGAACCGGGCACTTCCACGCCGTCGAGGAAGACGCTGATCCAGCCGCAGTCCGTATTCAGGAAAGTACCGAGGTAGAGATCGTGCTGTTCCGTCTGCGAATAGCTGAGGCTGACCCTGCGGAGATCGCCCGCGCTCGCGGGCGCGGTTCGCCGCGCATGGCCGCCGCTCCACCATTGCGAGGGCCATCCGGCGCCGTATCTGTAGTCCTCCCAATAGCCGGTGTATTTGCATCGCACGTCGGATTCTTCGATCCTCACTGCCGCGCCGCCCACTTTGAGGCTGGCGTCGCCGCTCACCGCGATGTTCGAGATGGTCGCGCGCCACTCCACATCAGAGGAGAAGCCGCTCTTGGGCGAGAGCTTGCTCATGCGCGTGCCCGCCGGCCACGCGTGCGGCGTTGTGCCTTCGTACCCACGCGTGACCTTGATCTGACCGGGGAGAGCCTGCCCGAGCAGGACGCGCTCCTCCGTCGTGGCATCTCCCACGAAGTACCGCCCGCCCGAAAGCGATGACGTCTCGTCCACGCTCCAAGCGGTGTCCGATGCGCCCACGCCGTTGGTCAGGAAGCACCCGTCCTCAAGCTCCTCCTCCGTGCGCTCGAACCGGGGCGCGAAGACCATGTAGATCTTGCGGCAGTTCTCGGTCGGCACCCGTCTGCCCAGTTTGTCCGTAAGCGCGCCGAATGGCAGTTCGATGCGGTAGCGCGTGTCGTTATCACCACCACCAAAGCGGCACGTTGTGCCGGAGCCGCTGGCCCAGGCGAATCCTTGGTTCGCGTTTGGATCCCCGTCGATCGTGCGCCCGTGGGTTATCAGGACGCGATCCAGGTTGCCGAGTTTCCCATAGAGGGAGCCGTCGGCGGTGTTGGTCTGGAACTCCAGGTACAGGGTTCCGGACTGGTAGGTGCTGCCGCCGCCGGCCGTCGCACGGATCACGCCGGATTGATCCGGTCCGAAACGGCCCGCGACGGTATCGCCCGAGGCATTAATGATCTCGGCGAGCCTTTGCGCCACGTGATAGGCGTGTGTCTCGCGCGTGATGTACGCGTCCGATGTGTGCGAGGTCGTGACCCAAGCCAACAGATATGGCCCAGAGACCCGGTCAACGCCGGTTTCGATGACCGAGGTCGTTTCTTCGTTTGTCCCGCCGCGTTCGATGGTGATCGAGTCTCCCAGCGCAAACCCCGACTGGTCGAGGACCCAGATGTGCGTGTAGGACTGAACGCCGGTCTCAGGATCGATGTTCGGGCCAACGGGCATCCACGCCTGCGTCTGGACGCGGCAATCGGTGCTCGTGACCGTGTAGCGCGTGTCGCGGAAGAACAGATGGAGCCAATCGATCCCGCCGTCGAGGATCTCCTGGCCGGAAACTTCCATGGAGCACCTGGCGGGGGTCTCACCGCCGCCGATGGCCGTGGCATGGTCGAGCAACCGGACCTCGTACGTATCCTGCGGCGTCCCCGCGCCGCAGATGAACGTCATGGCGTCCCAGGATACGGACGGGTACTTGGCGGCATCGAGGCGCATGGCACCGTCGAGATCGTGGTCGTACTCGATATCAAACGCCAAACTGAGGCCGGAGAGGTTGGTCCGCGGCAGGTGCTTCAGACGGAGGTGATTGAAGTAGTCATAGGCGTTGTAGAGGCCCAGGACCGCAAAATCCTCGGCGGCCTGAAAGATGCCGGAGATGGCCACACCTGTCGCGGTTGCATCGTGAAGCGTGGTCGTGGCGGCGCGCCCGGTGAAGCCCTGAAGCTGGAAGTTGCGGCGCGGGTCGAAAATGCGAAGGGTCTCAGGTGCCAAAGGAATCGGCCCTTGACGGTCGGGTCGGGTTCATCCATGCCGTTGTCCACATCGGGCCGGCTGGATGAGGTCTATGCGAAGGTGATGGCCTACCAGAAGAAAATGCGCGAAAATGCTGGGGAGCGCAGCCAATATGGACCGTCAGCCGTTCCGGCTTGCCTGCATGGGCTGCCTGAGCGCGACAAATTGAGCGGTTTCCATTTATGAAGCAACACATCGTCTCTAAGTGCTACCTCAAAGCGTGGTGCGACCCGTCGACGCCCAAAGGGCACGAGCCATACGTTTGGCTCATCTCGCGCGACGGAACGAAGAAGGTGAGACGTGCGCCGCACAAAAGCCTGACAAAAACAGATGCGTACACGATAACGTTCAACGATGGGAAGAGCGACCTACGGGTCGAGACGACGCTCTCGCAGCTTGAAGCGAGATTCGTCCGGGTCCAGCAAAAGATAGTGGAACATAAAATTCTGGACGCATATGACCGGGCTTACCTCGCAGCCTTCATGGCAACCATGCACAGCAGAACCGATCCAGCAGCAGAGGGAATGAGAGAGGCGATGTCGCAGCTGGATTCGCTTGTGAAAGACATGGAGGAGGTCATCAAGAGAGGCGATGCGGACAAGCTGCCAAGATCGATAATGCCGGGTCAGGGCGCTCCGATCAATTCCGCCGATACGGAATACCTCGTTAGAAACTCACGGCCTCTCATCGTGGAAAGCGCGCTCGCGGCAGCGGCACCCATTATGTGGAAGATGCCGACGGCATTCCTAGAGGCTCCCCAAGGTGCTTTCTTTGTCACATCTGATAATCCATGCGTCTGGTTCGATCCCGAGGCATACAAACGCCCCCCGTTCTTCCGGAATCCGGGTTTGGCCATGAAAGATATCGAAATAACCATGCCGATTTCGCCAAGAGTATTGGCGATAGTGACGCACAACCCGAAAGCACAAGGCTACATGCGGCTCACGGAAGCCCATGTAAATGAATTCAATCGCCGTACTGTGGCGTTCAGCGACGAGCAGTTTGTCTCGCTTACACCGGACACCCTGCCCATCTGGTTCAACCCCGGCACGCCTCCCCCGGACGCGTGGGAAAACCGCTCAAAGGAAGCAGAACACCGAAACCCATTTTGAGGGTTGATGGTCTAGCCCCCAGATGGCTGCGGAGTTCCATTGTCCGACGCCCAGTCGCATTTGGAAAAAGAGCAGCGATTCACGTTTGGATAGCCTCACGTTTGGACGACGACGGTTAGATCAGTACCCGGGTCCGGACTAGCGACCGCCAAGATATCGAACGCAAGACTGTCGCCCTCGTTGAGAATTCCTGTCGGCCATATCGTCGGTCGCACCGTGGCGCCCATGGCGTGCTCCTTCGTGAACACCGCCGTGAATGTCTGGTTCTCCGGATCTGCGGCCAGGACCTGCACATACTCCTCGTCCGCCTTGCCCAGATTGATATGGACGAACTCGCCCACGTCGAAGCCGAGTCGGTTCGCGCCGTATGAGGCAGTCTGCACGGTCTGGGGATTCGGGCCGGCGGTCACGGCCTGGTAGAGGACGATACCGAAGTCGTTGTAAGGAAGGCGGCGCGTTGCGGGCTTGCCGTACCCGTCGTTTTGCACCAAAGAATCGTAAGTGTTCTTCGCGCCGTCCGGAAGGCTCTGCGCGATCCCCATGTACTCCAGCGGCTGCCACGTCGCGCCGTCGTCCTTGGAGTACTTCACCAGGAACGCGCTTTGGCCATCCGTGGTGGGCGTCTGGACATACGCGAAGATGCACCGGATGGACGTGCTGTCGTGGACGCGCATCGGGATCACCACGGTATCCGCGACCGCCAGGGGCCCAGGGATCTGGAACGAGTACGCCCCGCCGTTGCAGGTCCGGGCGCCCGGCGCGAACGGTTCGCTGTGGTGGTATAGCCCGAACGTCCTCATCTCGCCGTAGCCGAAGTGGTTGGCCACGCCGACAACCGCCGCGACGATACACGCTGAGGGAAGCATCGCCTCGACACGCGCGGGGAGGCCTGGCGTCCGGAAGAAGCCCTTCTGCACCGAGTACGTGAACGTCTTGTAGTCGATCTTGAAGAAGCGCATGCCCTGCGGGTGCGCGCACTTCAACGTTTCGAAGCAGGCCATGCCGGGGCGCGCGTCGTCGTCCCACTTCCGCGCCAACTGGAACTCACCGGTCGGCACCACATCGCCGACGTTGCCCGGGCCGACGATCTGCATGCACTCGTAACCCCGAAGGTACCCGACGTCTGGGTTTTGGTGCTCGTCGTTGAAGATCACGAAATCGCCCACCCGGAACACGCGCGACGTGGCGGGGTTGACCGTGCTGGCCACTGCCAGCGGGTCGGCATCTTTGTCGATGGCCACGTCGATGCTCGCCCACAGGTCCGTCGCCAGCTCGTCCACGTAGTACAAAGACAGGGTGAGCTCATGCGCCGAAACGATGTTCATATTGCCCGCCGCATCGGGTTCCACCTGGATATCGTCCAGGGCGAAGGTGCCGTAATCCGCGAGCTTCGGCGTGCCGCTCACGAGTCCGGGCGCGCCAGTGTCGTACAGGATCTCCTCCGGCACCGGGTTCGGTTCCACGTCGGCCGGCTTCGGCTCGGCGACCAGGTCGTACATGCTGTCGGTGGTCGTGCGGCCCTGCACGTCGATGGAGAAGTCCTTGTTGAGCCTCCAGGAAACGACGCGGAACTCGCCCGCGCCGCCTGGCATGTCCGCGTGCGTCATCGAGCAGACCATGCCCGGTTCGGTGTTGAGTGCGAGCACCGTCGTCTTGAACCCGATCTGCCGCGCCGCCTTCCATTCCGCAGAGCTTGTGCCGCCCAACTCCTCACGCAGCCTGGTGCTGATGATCCGCGCGGCTTGGCTCTTGGTGGAGGTGCCGCACAAGTTGACGCTTGACTTCAGGTACATCGGACCGGCGCCGCCGATCAGCGCAGCGTGGTCGACGTCGTATACCGACACGCTGTTGGTGACGAACGCGAAGTCCTGGTCTGCGAAGTTGGCCGTGAGGTGGTTGAACGTGGGCTTCAGCGGAGCCAATTGCAGGCTGCGGAACAGGATATTGCCGTCCGTAAACGCCTCGACCGCGCCGCTGTTCTCGCGAATGCCGATGCGCAGTTTGCCGAACGCGAACGTGTAGTAGCCGAGGCAGTTCATGAGCACTTCCTGGAGCCAGTCCCGCAGGGGCTTTTCCTCCTGCAAGGTGCCGCGGAAGACGAACTGCGTTTCACTGCCGGTGCCAACCAACTTGGTGACTTGATCGTCGCAGATGGATGCGGCCTCGATAGCTGCTTGCACATCGAAGAGCGTTTCCGCTGCGTCGAGTTGCTGGGAGGTCGCGTTCGCGCCCAGACGAAGGCCACGCGCCCGCATCAGCATGTTGACCGCGATCCAGACCGGATTCGTCAACGCCGGCCCGTACGCGCGCACGCCAGGGCTCGTCCACACCCAGCCGCGCATCCCCTGCGCGACCGTGGCGATCATCGCGTGGTCGCCTGGTTTGGAGAGTTGCAGGCCCTTGGAGTCCGACCGCCGGATCACGACGAACGAGGTACCCGCGGCGAAGTTGTCCTTGAACGTCGAGTTGCCGGAGTACACCTTCCGAAAGTCACCACCGGACTGGTTGCCGGATTGGTCGAGCGAAAAGAAGTCGGTATCTCCGGCGGGATCGTTGCCGAGCACCAGCCGCAGGCCATAGTCGTTCTTGGGATAGCCATGGTGCGCCTGGCCGTCCAGCGTGTGGCCCACAAGCGTCTCCGCATTGCCGTCGCCATCCTTGTCCTCGTAGTGGGTCGGCGTGTATGCAACCAGCGGGCCTTCGCCGACGATCCCCAACGCCTCGTAGAAGTCGCTCTCGTCCCGGCCCGCCGCGATCTTGCAATTGACCGGCATCTCCGTGTCCGTGTAGACCTCGGGCAGCACCTGGTCGTAGATCGAGTCGGCGACAATGGACGTGCTGGTCAGAGTGGACCGCCCGAACCCCCACACGCCCGTGGAATTGTCCTTGATCCGGACGCCTTGCGGTTCCGCGACGATGCCGCCGTAGTAGCGCTTCATCCCGTGCGCGAGACAGCCGTTCGGCGTGTCGTAGTTCTTGTCGCACGAGTTGGCGGCGGCGTCAGGAAAGTGGACCGGATCGAGGGCGCCGTGCTGCGAGTACGGACATGCCTGAGCGTTGAACAACTTCCAGCACGTCCGGGAGATCTTGCGCGTCGGGTAGGGCAGGTTCAACTCGTAGAGGCCATCGGAGGCCATGACCTTGAACTCCGGACCAGCATCGAGCGACCAGTTGACGATGTCGCCCTTCCACAGGTCGAGCTTGATCCCGGTGTCGACGTGGAATAGAGAGAATGCGATCGACGCCCGGTAAAGGTCAACATCGTTGGCGAGGTCGCGCATGACACGATCCGCGTTGCCGAACACAAACGAAGCGTCGTCCGATTCGCTGCCCATCCCTTGCGAGATGCCATCGAAGTCGATCAGCCGCGCCTGATAGAGTTGCCCGCCGATGGTGCAGCGGCGATCGGAAAGGCAGATCGCCGAATACGCGGCCTGAAGCGGGACGATCTTGATAAGTGGGATGACCTGCTGGACCTGCGAGAGTAGAGCATCCTTGAGCACCTGTGAGGGGAACCGGGTCACGGTCGAGTTGAGGGTGTAGCTTGGCGCGAAGGACGGAATCTCAATGAGCGTCACACCGACCGAGCACGCCCAATCCGCTGCCATTTGCCAGGAGAGTGGTTCGTTGGCGAAGCGGCACGTGAACGCAGTGGTGCCGTTCCCGTCATCGTTCGGCGCGTTGTAGGTGAATGCCCCGTATGGCCCGTACTTCGATTCCCAGAAGTTCCGGAGCGCAATCCGCTGGGCATCATTCATCCACGTCCGACGCACGGTGAACCGGCGCGAGCCGGTGCCCAGCAGAAACCGCTGCTCGATCTTGGCGTTCCCCGAGCCAAACTGGTGGACTGCCACGTCCGGGTGGCTCGCGCGGCCGTACGGGTACTCCGGCACGATAGGAAATACGCCGGATGCGCCGATCTCCGGCACCGTGATATTGCCGATCTTGTCAGCCATTGGTCATTGCCTGCCCGGCGTCATCAACGGTTCTCGACCCGAATTGAAAGGGTCCGGTCATCGGTCCTGCCGCCCGCTGTGACGATTCGGTTGGTGATGGGGTACGATGCGCCGGCGTCGCCGCCACGGAGCCAGACGGTCGCCTTGGTCTGAGTGAACGTGTCGCTCACCTTCTCGATGGCTGCGCCGTTCTCCAGCAACCACTCGCTCGAGGAAATCTGGTCGCCAGCCAGCCATGCGGACCAGTCCACGGAATAGTCGAGCACCGCATCAGGGTCTTTGGTGAACGTCATGCGTCAATGCTCCTGCTCTCCCGCTGTGTCTGATAAGTCCGCCCCTCCGCGGGGACGACCAGGACGCGCGTCTCCGGGCGCACGAACACGTTGCGGGACTCGATGCCAGCGCGCAGGGTGCGCGCCTCCGGGCGGACGCGGAAGATCCGGTTGGCGGGTGTGCCGACCGACGACAGCATCACCCCGACCACGCGGGCCCAGCCGGTCGCTACTCCAGCCAGCGTTTGCGCGCACGACGCGCGGCCGAGGAGTGTGGACGTCCCGGTGGCGGCGCCAGCGAGCGGGCGCACACGGGCGAACTGTGCGCGAACCGCCGCCAATCCTGCGGCGGTGCCACGGAGACTCCTAACGGCCGTCAGGCGCGCGGTTGCCGAGCCGGATCCCGTGGCGATTCCGGTGAGTGCCTCGATGGTCCTGCCCGGGCGAAGGAGCAGGAGCAGCGACATGAAACTACTTCTGGACCGCCATCTCGAAGCACTCCGCACCGGCCATGCGCTGGAGCATCAGGAAGACGAGCTTCGTCGTGCCGTCCACGAACATCGCGGTTGCCATGCGCTGTCCCACCGCCGCCGTGCCCATCGGATAGCGGAGGTAGAACGCGGGCGAGAGCGTGCGGTTCTTCGAGTCCCACTTCAGGCATCGCTGCCCGCCACTCGGGTTGATGAACGTGAACCGGCCACCGCTGGTGTACGGATCGGGAGTGCATGTCGTCCCGGTCGTGAACGTCATCCCGGACCCGCCGTACACGATGGCTGCGGTCCACGCCCCGGTCGCGGCGCCCGCGATGTCGAACAGGTCCATCACCGCGCCCGCGCTGCCACGGAAGACGTAGACGTAGCTATGCCGCGCCTGCTTGGCAGCGTCTGGACGGAGGAAGAACGATGGGCACGCGATCGATCCAGCAGCGTGCGCCGCGGACCGCGCCGCGAACGTTGTGGTGTCCCACGTGTTCCCGCCGATGCTGTAGGTGAAGGTACTGCTGCTGCCTGATCCCCAGTACAGGATGCGGTCGCCGTTCAACTCGATCACGAACTTCGCGCTGGCCGAAGGCGTTACCGTCCACGCCGGAACCGTGTACACCGGAGACGCGCCGGCCGTGTGGGCGGTGATGTTCCTGCGCTGGCCCACAGCGGTCGGGCTGGTGGTGTCCTCGACGATCCGGATCTGGAAGTTGCGGTACTCGTTGGCAAGCACGCCAGCATCCGCTCCCGCCGCGGCGCCCGTGATGCTGGTCGAGGAGGAGGCCGTGGCCGTCAACACATCGAAGAATCCCTTGCCAGGATCGGTGTCGTACGGGACATACGATTCATCGAGGCCGAGGAACGAGGAATCGGTGCTCAACGTGGCGGGCAGGTTCGTGGTGGCAAGGTTGCCGGAGAACGAGTTGGTGGCGATGTCGTAATACTTCCAGCAACCAGCAGCCAGCGTCCCCGCGCTCAACAGGAACAGGCGTCCGGACAGGATCTCGTACCCGTCCCCGTTTGCCGGCGTGAACGAGAGCCCGGAGTCCAGATAAAGTATCGGAGTCGTGCCGCCGGTGTTGCCGATGATGTACCGTTCCTCGACCTTGCCCGAGCCACCCGCGCTGTTGCCGATGATGCGGATCTTGAAACCGTTCGAGTTGCCCTTGTTCGCCAGCTGGTTCGGCGCAACGGCGGCCGGAAGTGCGGTGCTCAAGACGACGCTGGTTGTGGTGTTGCCCGCTGCCAGCGTGCCGCGCGGTCCTTGCGACGGCATCATCACCGCTCCCGCACCCGCGCCGAACGTGCCGGTCAATCCGGGCGAGGCCAACTGGAACCAATCGTCGTCCTCCACGTCGTATGCCCACAACGTCGTCGCGTTGACGAGCATGTATACGTAAGCGCCGCGGTCACTGTTGTTCCGGAGGCCGGCGACCAACTGGGTGCCAGCGGCGGACGCGGCGCCTGCGTTGGCAATCGGACGCCACTCGGGAAGATCGATCAACGGCTTGAAGGCGAGAGTTGTAGGCATTTAGCTGATCCTCATCCGGACGGAGCCGTACCAGAGGTTCCGATCCAAAGGCTTGCCGAGGATGTCCCAGATCGGAGCGCCCCCGAACTGCGTGATCGTTGTGACCGTGCTGACCGTAGTCACCGTGCCCGAGCTGACCGTGACGGCGGCGGTGTTGTCCACGGAGACACGCGTGCGGCCGGTTCCTGGTTCCTGGGAGATCGGACGAGTGATGGCTTCCAGAATCGCGTACAGGGCGGCGTTGATGTCCGAAAGCGACACCTCCTGCGTGCCGTCCGCGCGCACGCTGGCATGGTTGACCGAACCCTCCGCGCCATCTGTGATCTTCACCCGCTGGAAATGCCGCCCGCCGATCTCGTCGGTGGCGACGGTTGCGCCGACGCCAGGCGTGATGTCTACGTTGTCGGCCATCGGATCAGTCCTCCCTCACGACGAGCGTGCCCGGCACGAACTGGCCGTAATCTCCGCTGAGGACGGTTTTCGAAGTCGTGAGCGCGTCCCAATAGAGGAGGTTGCCGCCGGCCGGTGCGTCGAATACGCCGAACGCGACCGCCTGCGGCCAGTCCGCCTGAGCGGGTCCAAACTGGATGTTGTTCGTGTTGGCGATCCTGCGGATGCTCCCTAGATCCGTGGTGGGCGTACCGAACACGATCGCCTGCCGCGCGTAACCGTTGCCAGCCAGTTCCGTGCCCGCGCTCGCATCGTCGGCCGGCGCCACGGTGAACAGGCCAACGTACGGCGTCACGCCCGCCTGCGCACTGCCGCGCAGGACGTTGAGCACAGCATCGGTGTAGGACTGCGACTTGCCAGGCATGGGATTCTCCTCAGGCGAGCTCGATGAGTTCGATTTGCACGTCCGACCGGCCCGGCGCGACGGTCTGGCTCCATTCGGAGTTGAACCGGACGGTGCACCTGCCCGTCACCGCGGAACCGGTCGGGTCGTACGAGAACTTGGGGTTAGTCTCGTAGGGATCGTAGAAGTAGAAAGGCTCGTGCGTGCCGTTCCTCGCGTCGTAGAAATTCCGGAGCGCGATCAGCTGCGCCGGCGTGAGCCGCTTGGTGAGCGTCCACTTTTTCCGGCTTGTACTCGCCTGCACCGAGCGTTGCGACTCGCCATTGCGGTACTCGTTGTCGATCACCGGGTACTCGCGCGTTTGAACGAACGCCCGAGAGAGCGAATTGGGCATGACCGTGGTCGGTGCGGCGTTTGCAACACTGCCAGGCATAGGTAACGGTCAGGTGTTATAACAGGTGGTGCTTATGGCACAACCATTCACCGTGCGGACGAGCAACGGAAATGATCTGGGCTCGTTCGCGCTGAAGTCCGCAGCTATCGAATTCGCAAAGAAGACATATTTCGAATCCAAGGTTCACACGGAGGTCGTCCACGTCGGCACGAGGATGGTCGTATACAGGACCAGCGAACACAATTGGGAATCCTATTGATTACTCCCGATTCACTCTATTTGATGTCGCTGGTTCTCTTTACGCTGTAACTAAGCCCGGACTGAGCTGAAGACTCGTTAACTCGCGCCGGCCCGCGTTGGATTTCGAAGCGCTCATGACCGCACCCTGCACGACGCGAGGATTGCTGGCAATGGCCTGGATCGCTTCGCCCCGGAGAAGGCTCGTGGTCGCCGGCCCATCGAGTTGGATGACCACGGGTTGCGCGCTGGATGCCACGCCGCCGATGGTATCGAGTGTCGGCAGGCCGCCCAAACCGGGAAGTGAGGTCCCATTCGAGTAGCCAGGCGACTGGTAAAGCGAACCGCCAGACTGTACAAGGTCGAGCGGATGCATCTGCGCGGGCATCCCCTTGGTCTGCTGCCCCGTGCTCATCGCATACAACTGGATCAGATCGCGGACGGGCTGAGTGCGGATCGCCATGTCGAGGTTGCCGCCGCAGGTCTGCTTGGCCATGTCCACGATCTGCTGAAGGACCGCTTTGTCGGAGATGTCCACGCCGTACAGGTTCTTAACCTTCTCGCGGGCTTTCTCCGTTGCTCCTTTCACGAACAATCGAACGATGCCGGAGAGGAACCCGACACCGGCGCCAATGGCGGCACCCAGCGGGCCGCCGACGTTCCAGCCGAACATCGCGCCGCCTGCCGTTGCCTCTCCGACGCCACCCCAACCGCCGCGACGCATCGCGTCCATGTAGAGGCCGATGCCGGTGCCGCCAATCGCTCCAATGGGACCTCCGGACAAACCGATGCCGGCACCCATGATCGCGCCACCGCCAATGGTGTTCAACGCGCTCCCACGCTGGACGCCGCTCAGCATCATCAGGCCCCCGCCGAGCGTCATCGCGCTATAGAGGTTCTTCCAACTGGCGAGGCTCTTCATGTTGGACCAGTTGAAATTGAGCAGGTTCGCGGCACCAGCCTTCGACGTGACACCACCGGTGCCCGGAATGAACGGCGGTGTGGTCCCCGGAGTGATGCCAGGAATGACGCCGCCTGGACTCGTGCCGCCAAACGCCGGGACCGCGCCGGTTCCGAGGAGCCCGCCGAGCCCGCCCAGGATGCCGCCCGAACCACCAGTCCCCGCGCCGCCGCCCGCGAACGTCACCTTCTGGCCGGTGAACAACTGCGTCAACACGGCCGCGACTCGCGAGGTCACTACGTCCTTGATGGCCGTGAGCAGAGCGGTCTTGAGGGAATTGCCGATCGCCGACCAGACCGATTGCGACTTCGTCACCAGGGCATCGAAAACGCCGCCCGCCTGTTCCCTGAGCGACTGGAAGATGCTGCGGTAGTGGTCCACCACGACCTTCCGCGTGGAAGCCGCGCCCTTCGCCTGTGCAACGTCGATCTCCGAGTTGGTCGCCTTCTGAAGCGCCTCCCGTTCATGCTGGCCGAGTTCGCGGACCTTGTTCTCGATCTCCTGCAGGTACGGTTCGTAAAAGATGCCCTGCGCCATGGCGGCGCGCCGGGCGGCGGCTACATCGCGCTCCGTCTGGGCGGCGAGCATCTCGATCTGGATCTGGGCACGCTCCTTCATCGCGCGCACCTCGATCTCCGTCTTCAATTGCTCGACCCGAACTTTGTCCTGCACCGTCACGGCATCGATCGACTCCATCTGAGCCAGTTCCAGATCCTTTCGCTGATCGACGGCCGCCAGGCGCGCCGACCGAGCCTGATCGTCAATCTTCTCCTGCCAGCCCTGAGTCTGCTCCCAGACGTAGAGCTGCTGCTTCATCGGCTCCACGTAGATCTGCTCGAACAGCTTCTGCGAGCGCGCGGCCGACGCCTTGAGCATGGCCTGGATGCGCCGGTCTTCCTCCTCGTTGAAACGCATGTCGAAGGCCGCCAGCTTTTCGGCGGTACTCCGGTGAAGCGTCTCCAGCGTGGACTGGTTGAGCGTGACGTGCTGGATCACGCCCGTCTTCTCATCGACGCGCGTCGAAAGACGTGCGATCTCGCGCGCCTCCTCCTGGAGGAGCTTCTCCCTCCCGGCCTTTCGCTCCTGCATCGACAGCAGGACGACGTTCAGTGACTCCCGCGCGGCTTCCGTCTCGGACTGCGTGGCCTCGATGGTCTTCATCGAGTCCTCAATGCGGGCGCGCGCCATGTCGTGCTCGGCGCTCTTGCGCTCTTCGACGGCACGCAGGTAGTAATCCTGGCTCGCCCGCTCGGCATCCAGACGCGTCTTGCGATCCGCCAGCATGCGGTCGATCTCTGCGTCGGTAAGCTCGCGCTTGGCCGCGGGCTTCTTGGAATCGAGCGTTTTGATGTAATCGAGGATGGTGTCGATCCGCGACTTCGGCGGCGTCATGCCGTGCTGGATCCACCACTCAGGCGTTTCCCGCAGACGCGCGTTGATCTTCTTGATGGCTTCGGCGGTCGTATCCAGTTGCTTGTTGCCCTGCGCGTGTTCGAGGAGCTTATTGCCGCCCCACCACACTGCCAGGCCGGCCGCCACCGGAGGCAACAGCCGGGCGATGTTCGCCAGCACCACTTCCGTGCCGACCAGGGCACCGGTGAGTCCGTTGCTGAATGCAAAGGACACGTTCCGCAGCATCGCCAGACCACCCAGCGTCGCCTCTAGCCCCGCCGCGCCAAGCTTGAAAGCCTTCATGGCAACGGTGACCGTGCCCAGCGCGCCGGCGAGCACGAGCACGCCCTCGGCGAACTTCACGACCAGCGACGAGTTGTCCTTCAGGAATCCGACCAGTTCGCGCAGATGGACAACCCACTCCTTGAGCAGGCCCTGGAACTGTGAGCCGACCGCCTCACGAAGTTCATCGACATCCCGGCTGAGACCCTGCGTCTGCGCCTGCAAACTGTCCGTTTGGGACGCCGCGGCGCCCTGGAGCTTCGTTGCCTCGCGCATGATGGCAGCGCGGCGAACCTCGATGATCTCGTTTTCGGAGAGTGTCCGGCCCTGCAATTCGGCGAGTTTCTGCGCGCGCTCCGTTTCTTTGTTGAGATCGACGAAGATCCGCAACTCGCGCAGTCCGCGGCCGCGCCCGGACTCGATGGCCGTAATGATCTGCTCCAGTGCCTCGCTGGCCTTCAGCCCGTTCGTGCTTACGGCGGCGGCGTCCTTCGCAACGCGCGCCATCCCCTCGGCCTTGTCGAGGCTCAGGTCTGCGATGATCATCTTCTGGACGGCGCCCTCAGCGTCGGCCATGGTGAAGCCGATTCTCTTGACGGCCTCGACCACCTTCATCGCTGCCTCGGCGCTTTCGCCGTGCCGCGTGGCCAGTGCCTTGGTGACCACCTCCAGGCGCTCGGTATTCGCGGCGTGGCGCGCCGCCTCGATGGTCCACTCCTTCAGCCATTCCAGCGCGTGCTTAATCGAATCCGCGAGCAGCGTGCCGGCCGCCGCGCCCTTCACCATGCTGGCCGTCATCCCGTCGATGCCGGAGGACGTGCCGCGCGCCGCCTTCGCCGCCGTCTGCTCGATGCTCGACAGACCCGTATTGACGGTCTTGATCGAGGCGTTCGCCTTGTTGACGTCCACCTCAACGACAAGTTCGAGCTTGTTATCGGCCATGAGGAGCTGTACTCGTTAGGCCCGGCGAAGTGCGGAATGCCAGGTTAGGCCGCAGCCAGTCTCCGATCGGTCGAAGATCCATCGGTAGCCGCAGACCTAGCCCCACCAGCACTACCCGTGGGAATATGGAATGCAGCATTCAAGACGGCAGACCGCCCTCATTATTTGGAGATAATCCTGTGCAAAGCACCGACACCGCCAATACTCCGCCAACTGCTCCCATTCCACCCGAGAGCACATACCTCGACCTCAATCGGCTGCAAGTGGGGGATGTGCTGCTGTTCCGTGGTCAAGAGACGTTTTCTCGTGCTGTCGCGGCCGGGAGCGCAGATGCTTCAGACGATGTTCGGTACAACCACGCGGCCTTTGTGGTCGACCGATTTAGCTGGCTTGAGGCAACGCGCACTGGCATTGGATATCGTCATCCGCTGCTAGCGAAGATAGAGGTGGACGGTGGCGTACATCGTTACCTTTATCATCTAGAACATGGAGTCGTCGTGGGAGTGTTTCGCCATCCGGATTTCAGCCCTGACGATGCCGGGCGAGTGGCAAAGCAGATGGTGCATGAGTTTAATGAGGTAGTGGGCTTGCCCTATCCCAACCTGCTCGCCCTGGCCAAGGCCGCAAAGACCGGCTTTCAGTGGCTCGGAGAGTTCCTCCGCGCGATCGGCCATTTGATGACTCAGCCCACACGTGACGGGAAACGCGGACTATTCTGTTCCCAACTGGTGGCAAGTATCTACGGAAGACTCCTGAAGGTTCCTCTATTTTGGGATGACGCGAAAACACCGGAGGAAATCAGTCCAGCATCTCTGGGTAACCCAGCTGTGTGCCGACTACAACCGATACACGGATGCGTCGTACAAGAGAGAGCAGACCTTCCCGACACCATTGTTGAGTCGGCCCAGAAGTTCCGGGATCCCCGGTTGGGCCAACGTGCGGAGTCACTAAAACGGGGGGTTGTGCGCGCGCGGTTGACTGGAATACTCGACGACGAGACGATCGAGCTTACAGAGGAAACTGCCATGGCAATCCACCAGTTCGCCTTGGAAGCCGCCGCGCACCGATCATCTCTGCAGAGTAGCCTGCAAGAACGGTGACCGACAGGAACCAGCATAGCTAGCGGGATTTGCTTTTTGAAAGCGGTGCTATCCGACGCCAGGGCCTTTGTGTCGATCGAAGCGGTCCCGCTCCTCTGCAATGATCAGCATGGCGCACAACTCGTCTGCCGGAATTTCTTCCAGGTCCACCGCGATGCCTAACTTGAGCGCGCCCATCAGATCGAGGGCGCGCCGGACTACGAGTCCCTTCTCGGACGCCTGTGCAGCACCCAGCTTGTCCAGGGGGCAGTGGTCGCACCGCCCGCCATCCGGTGCATCCGGGCAGAGGCCCGGCTCGCAGAGTTGGTCTCGGCGTAGGGCCCAGTGAATGAGGAAGCGGAAGGACGGGTCGTCCGGCCACTCCCCCGGCGTCAGTTTGGGTCCCGGTCCTCCTGGAAGGCGGCGTCGAGCGCGTCGATGGCCGCCTTCAATGCGACGGCCTGGTGGATGACGGGTACCTCGCCGGCGTAGCCTTCGGTAGATTCGACCAGCTTCTTGTAGAGGGCGCTCGCGGGCCCGAGGTTGATCGTCAGTTCCTGGCGACCGTAGGGCAGGTCCAGCACGCGGGCGAAGCTGCGGCGGTAGTCGAAGACGTCCTTCGCCGAGGGCATCCGCAGGACGTGCTCCGTCGTGGAACCCAACACGCGCAGGGTCACGCGGAAGGAGTCGCCAGCGGGCAGGACGTCATCGACGTCGGCCTGGCTGAGTTGCTCCACGACCTTCATCGCTTCGAAAGCGTCGATCTCCGGCTCGGCTTCGCTCCGGACCTTGGCCAGCAGCGCGGCATCGACGTCCTCGCCATTGGCGACGATGGTCTCGGATACGCCGCGCCCCAACTGCTTCACGATGACCTTGCGACGGCGCTGGCGGTCGATCCACTCCTCGTCGGTGGGAAAGCGGACGCGCACGGTCTTGACGCCCTCGGGCGTCCGCAGGTTGATCGAAATCGGTCTGGTTGCATCAAACATTGAAGTTCCTTTCTACTGGCAGATGCTGTCGGTGCCGCATTTCGCCACGGCCGAGATGACGCCGTTGGTCGAGTCATACATCGGCGAGCACTCCACCGATACGGTTAGGATCTGATCCGTCTCGCCGATCTCGACCACGGAGTACGCCACCTTCTGCCACGTGATTTGGAGCGACGAATTGGTGTCGTAGGTGAGGCTGAGAACGGCGGTACCGGTGGTCTGGCTCTTGAGCTTCGTGTACTCGGAAGAGCCGCTGTCGAAGCGGGCGACAAATTTGAGGTTGCCCTGGCGGTTTCCGAACTCGAGGCGGCCGCGGATCGCGCCCGAGGATCCGTCGCCCGCCGTCTGGAAGCCCGAACCCGGGTAGAAGCCCGCGTCCATGCGGATGTTGTTCTTCCAGCCGGTTTCAAGCGAGACGATGTTCTTGTTGGTGACGTAGTCGACGCCGTTGATGGCGAGTGCGAGCGACGCGGAGGGCAGCAACTTCTCGACCGTCGCCACCGGCATCGTGATCCCGGTGGAGGAGTCGATCACCTTGCCGGAGCCGACGAACTCGACCGTGATCTTCGAATTCGCGCGGCCTGGCCCTGAGCCAACAGTGATCTGCCACGACTCGATGGCGCAGCCCACCGCCTCGCGATCGAGCACGACGCCGGCACCGGGCCGGATCTGCTCGACGAAGGAGAAGTACGACAACTCGGCGGCATCGCCATTGGCCGGAAACAGCGGCGTGCAGGTGTAGGTAAAGTTCGGGCTCGTGCCGGACTTGACCACCTTGCCCAGACCAAACGCCATGGCCCATGCCGCGATTTCGGCGGATAGGTACTTCTCCAGGGTGCCACTTACATCCCAGGCGGTCTTGTAAGTGGCGGTCGGGAACTCGTGGCCCTTGCCGTATTCCTCGGCGTCGTTTTCGGTGGAGAGCTTCGGATTGGCAAGCTGGGCGTTGAGCTTGCTGAAGCGCCACATCGCGGCCGCAGCCTGCGCCGTTGCGATGTCGGTTTGCTTCTGTTTGCCGAAGCAAATGAGAACTTCCTGCAGTCTAGTCGTGGACATCTGCAATCTCCTCCCCGATGCTCACGGCCGGATCGCACTGCGTCCAGCCCGTCGTCATCAACGGCACCAGTACGTCGGGCGTCGCCTCGACCTGCTTCGGCTCGCCTGCGCCCCAAGGCGGCCGCATCCAGACGCGTTCTTCACTCATCGCCGATCTCCGTGAATGTGATGGGAACCTCGAAGTAATCCAGCCCCTCCGCGTCGGTCTGCCGCTGGATCTGCGGCAAGTCCATTGGGTAGCAGGAGGGATGGACTGTAACGTTCAGCAAAGGCACGTCGGAGCCGACCGGTGTGCCCTTGGTGATGAGCCGGAACAGCCGGTAGTACGCCGTCGGCGGGTCTGTCTCATCGGTCTGTCGCGCCCGCAGGTAGACCGTGACTTGGTGCTTCCAAACGTCGGAGGCGCCGAAACTACCGGGCGCCGTTCCCTGCCAGACCGCCATAACGCCCGGCGCCGGCATCGCGTGGATCGCATGCACCAAGCTGGCCTTCTTCGGGAAGTGGTCGTGGTAGGCGTAGATGCGGTCCGGATCGCCATCCATCTCACCGACAAGGTCGGGAATCGCGCGCAGCTGGCGCACGAAGTTGTCCACGAGTTCTGCGGGATTGATCATATGAGACGGCCCTTAATTTCAATCAGCACCCGGCGCGTAGCCTCCACCACGGCGAGCTTGTTCTTCGGCGAGAAGACCACCCAAGGCTCGATCTTGTTCGTGATCCAGGCCTTGATGCGGTCCTTACGTGTGGAGGTTGCGGCCTTGGCACGGTTCTCGCTCACCGTTCGGACCTGGAAGTTGCGCAGCATATCGCCGGAGAGCATGAGGTTCCGGCGATTGCCTCGGCCGAGCTTCGTCTTCCAGATGGCGTAGCGCTTCGTGAGCGGTTTAGCCGAGGAATCGGAGGGGCCTTGTGCCGCCGCCAAGCGGTTCTTCACCGCCGCGACGCCCACGTTGCCGATCTTGAACATCTGCGTCTGGCGGAAGTTCAGGCGGTCGAGGCGGATCTGCCTTTTTTGATAGATACGGATCGACGGCATCAGCCTGTTTGTCGAACCCGCAGCACCACGCCACCCTCGGCATCGGCTTCGATATCGAAGACTTTGTAGCGCGCGGCGTTGATTTCAACCTCGTCTCCTCGGACGGGAGCCGCCGCCAGATCCGCCAAGCGCAGGAACAGCACGGCATAGATGCCGGGCGACGCATCTTCGGCCTCGCGCGTAGGTTGAAACACCGCGCGGACGGTGGCACGCCCACCGGCCTCGGGCAGGTACGTGACCTCCCGCCCGAAGACCCGCAGGCATGCCGCGTCCAAACGGCCAATCGAATCGGCGAACGGCATCAGGAGATGAACGCTCCGTTGAGCCGCACGCGACCGGTGGCATCACTGTCGGCCGCCGTCTTCGCCGCCACACCGATCAGCTTGTTGGTGCTGACCGTCTTGGTGATGCGCTTGTTGGTGTTGTCCCAGTAGATGAGGGATCCCTGGGTGAATCCGGTGCTGGCGCCCGTTTCTCTGGTCAGGTCGAATACGCCTGCCACCTGGAACTCGCCATCCTCGCCGTTGGCGAAATCGTTCGTCGCCACACCGAAGGCGGAGCCAACGAGCGCGCCGCCACCAGCGCTCACCGCATAAGGCGCAGTGAGCGTGATCGTCTCGCCCTTCTGTACGTAGTTCTTCATTGCTTCTCTCCTCCTGGATTACGCGCCAGCGTTCTTCTGCATGCCGCGCCAGTCGATCGCCTTCGCCCCAAAGTCCAGGCGTGCCTTGATCTCGACGCCGTCCACATCGAAGCCCTGGCGCGTCTCGATGTACACGCCGTCCTGACCTTCGAGGTAGGCGTACTCGATGGTGTCGATCTGGTCGGGCGAGGCGAACAGATACCACGCCGTGGCGCTTGCGGCATCCAGACGCGGTTCCGCGATCGGGGTGAGCGCCCGGATGTAGTCCGGCACGATGTTCGCCGACTGCGCCGGGGCGAGATTGGCGGCTACCAACTGGAACGCGGTGAGCTGGAGCGCAACCGGAACTGCCACGTAGCGCGGCTGCACATTCAGCACCGTGATTCCGTCGAGCCCCTTCTGCTTGGCCATCGCCGCCATGCCGGTACCGAGACCGGCGAGCGCCAGAGCACTGCCGCCGCCGGAGTTGAGGTTGGCGTGGTTGGCATGGAACAACGCCACTCCGTCGCCCATGTTCGGGTTGGCCGTGACGATGCCCCAGACGGTATCGCTTTCGAGCGTCGCCGCCGCCACACCGAACCCAGCCGGGATGCGAGTGAACGCGCTCAGATCGTCGTTGATGATCACCTGACGGGTGATCGAGACAATCCGTCCGTACGTGGCCAGCTTGTAGGTCTCCTTGGATTCGGCGATCGAGCCGTGGGTGAACTCGCCTTTCTCGTTCACCTTCTGGAGTGACGGAGCCTCGCCCAACTGCACCGCGTTGATGTTTTTGAAGTCCACCGCCGAACGCCGGCGCGAGAACGGCAGGAAAGTGCGCGGGTACGTCTCGTAGGCCTGCCGCAGGGTCTTGTTGGCGACGTCTGCCAGGATCGAGGGGAAGTCCGAGGTGGAGAGAGCGAGCCGGGCGATCTCGTGCCGCGGCAGCCGGCGCGTGCGGGTGCCGTTAGCCTCCAGGCACTCCCGCGCGAGGTCGAGCAGTGTCTGCCCGGTCCAATCGCGGCCGATATCGTCCTTCAGCGGGAACACCGCCGGATCGTAGCGATGCAACAGCGCGGCCATGATTCCCGCGCGCCGCGCGTCGGCTTCGTCGCAGGTGACCGAGGCGGTCGCACTGCGGATCGGCGTCGCCTCACTACGCTTGGCCAGTTCGTCCAGCGCGAGTTTGCGGAAGTCCTCGAGCGCGGTGCCGGCCTCGACGTGCTGTGAAACCAGATTGCTGTCGAGGTTGACGGCGCGGCCGAGTTTCTCGATTTCGTGAATCCGCGAGCGTTCGGCCAGCGCAGCCGCCTGGCGCTCCGCGTCCACGTTGATTTCGACACGGGCCTCTTCGCCCGTGGCGGTAACGATGGGGTCGTCCATCTTCTGCTCCTGTGGGCCTGTTGCCCGTTGAAATCTGAATCCCGCGCCGGGATCCGCGCCAATGGGAACGAGCGACACCTCTTCGGGTTCCCAGTCGGTCACCAGCACCTGGCGCATTGCTGCCCCTTGCGGCGTCGCATCCTCCACCGCGTGAATCGCGACTCCCATAGAGGCGTTGCGCAGGATGCCGTCCTGCACGTCCTGCCAGACGGGATCGACGTCGGCGCGCTTTGAGAACCGCACTGTGGCCTTGCCGAGGCCGTTCTCCACCCAGGCCTTCGTAATCACGCCGATGACGTCATCGACCGTGAAATCGCGGTGCGAGTTGAGCAACGGCGCAGAACCGCTCGCCAGCCTTCCCATGCGGACCGCTCCCGTCTCCATCGAGAAGCGCATTTCGAACTGGCCGCGGCCGTCGTAGCGGCGCACCGCCGCACCCGTGTACCACGTGAGCGTGGCGGTACGGTCCTCGCGAGACGATGGCGACAGCGCTTCAAACTGCACCTCAAGCCGTTCGCGCGAGGGAGTCTCAAAGTTGGTTGGATTCATTTGTGGGGTCCTTCTGCTGGGTGCCAGTCTTGGTGACGCGCCGGGGATCGCAATCGAGGATGGTGCCGTCGGCATCGAGCAAGCGGTTGATCTCCGCGATTTGCTGGAGTTGCGCGTCTGGATCATAGCCTTCGGATGCGATGGCTTGGCGCAGCGTCAGCGTGCCGGTGCGAAGCCGAACCAGCGTAGCCATGGAGTCTTTATAGGGATCGACGCTACCGAAGCCGGGCGGCGTCCACTCCGCGCGGGTTGGGCCGGGCTTCGGGATCGCGCCGGCCGCATACGCAACGGTTAGGAAGCGTTCCCACACCGGTGCGCAGAACATTGGGATGAACGTCAGCCATCGGAACCCTTCGATCCCGCTTCGAAAGCTCAACAATCCCGCGCGGTACGACGAGTAGTTCACGCGGGAGAGGTCGCCGGTCAGCTGCTCGTAGGTGAGTTGCAGTCCCGTGGCGATCTGTGACTGTTTGGCCGACACGTAATCGCGGTACCCGGCAGACGTCGACGGCGAAGCAAAGGTGATTTCTTCACCAGGCTTCAGGTACTCGATCATGCCCGGCTCGAAGCTTTCGACACGCTTGCCCGTAGCCGGATCCGGCGTTGTTGGCGCGATCGGCGGACCGTCCGGACCTTGCGGCTGCGTCACGAAGGCCGCGAAGCACGCCTCGATCTTCTTGCGAACCAGTTCGGCTTCCTCGTACTCGTCGAGATCGCGCAGCGTGACGACGACCAGCGCGAGCCACGGGACGCCGCGCACTTGGCCCGGCCGATCCTTGCGATAGATGTGCAGGACCTCCGATGCCGGCACCCGGATCGATTGGAGGGATGCTCCGCCGCGGGTGCCCGTCTGTACGACATCACCGGGATGCTGGCCGTAGAGCCAGTAGAAGGTACGGCGGCCGACGAGGTCGAACTCGACGCCCTGGATGATGTAGCCCGTGTCCGTCCGCTGAGTCTTCGTCTGGTCCAGGTAGTCGGGCTCCAAAACCTGGATCTGGAGAGGAATAGCCATGCCATCGGAGGCGCGCCTCTGGCGCAGGCGCACCAGGCACTCGCCGCTTTCGAAAACGGTGCGCGCGACCAGCGCTTGCAGACCGTAGAAGTCGAGTTGCCCATCGGCATCGCACTCGTCCATCCAGTTCGTCCATGCTGCGTTTGCACCGCGATCGAATTCCGGGTTGCCGCTACGACTCTGCACCGTGATTCCAGTGCCGATCGCGTTGCCAACCACCTCGGCCACGGCGCGCGCGGCGTATGCGTTATTGCGCACGAGGTCGCGGGACCGCTCGCGTAGTTTGGACAAGGCGACGGCGACCTCGGCGTTGGCCGAATTCCCGCTGGTCACCCAACCACCGGTACGGCGGTCCGTGCGGGCGCCCTCATAGGCGAGCTGGATCAGTTCGCCGGCGCGGCGCGCGCGCATTCGGCGCAGACCGGTTTCGGGCGACACCCAGGCGATTGCTTTGTCGAGCCAGGTCATCCTTTTGAGGTCTGCGCGAAGCTGAAACGGTCCGTGGCCATGCCGGATTCGGCGGCAAGCGAATCCTTGATGACGCCGCGCGCCTGAAGCAGTTCGTCCATGGAGCGGTACGTTACGGTGCGATCCCCGAAGCGGACGGTCAGTTCACCGCTCGCAATTGCCGCCTCAACGGCATCGAGTTGCGCTTGTGTCCATGCCATCTATTGCGGCCTCCGCTTGAAGTAGAAGGTGGCGCGCGTGCCGAACTCGCGTACAACGGCGACGAGTTCCCAGCCTTGTGCGCCGTGCTCGGCGAGCAGGTCCCGTGACTCCGCATCCCCGGTCACCACCAGGTACTCCCACCCGCCAGCCGCGCCTTGGGGTCCGCTGCGCACCTTCATCGTGAAAACCACTTCTTTCCCCGGCCACCCAGCCACGGGCTGCGGTCCGGATCGTCGTTCGCTACCGGGCGAGGACGGTTGGCGGCCAGTATTCGGTCGGCCTCGTTGTCGAGTGACAGGCCCATGGAAACGAGCGAACGCAGCGCGGCGTAGGCGTAGACACGCGCATCCAGTGCCTCCTGCCTGACGCCAGGCTTTGGCCGCCACTCGCGCTTGGGCTGGCCCTTTGCGTAGGTGGTCACCAGGACTTCGCCCAGCAGCTGCTCGAAATACCCCTCGCCGCGATCCGCCGGGAAGTGCGAATACCCTGGCGTGCCGGGCGTTGGATTCTTCAGCCGTCCGTAGATGGTCTCCTTGGCGGTGTCGGTGCCAACAATCCAGGGTTTCTCCCCGCGGATGTTCTTCGCCGTGGGCTTCCGCTGCCACACGGGCAACGGACCGCCCTTTCCCTTCACGGCAAAGATGCGCCGGTGGTAGCGCGTCCGGCAGAACTCATATACCGCCTGCGACTCGTAGCCGGCGTCGATGCAGCACGCCGAAACGGGCAGCGAGATTCCGGTCTCGTGCGGCCAGCGCCGCTCCAGGTATGTGTCGAGCTCCTGCCAGACCAGCGCCCCCGATGGATCGCCCGGCAGCATCCGGTACTCGATGGACCACGACTCCTCGCCGCGTCCCCAGCCCACCAGTTCCAACTCGAGCCGGTCCTTCTGAACGTCCACGCCGACCGTCAGCACGACAGCGCCGTATGGAGCCGCCGCCCTGTAGTGCTCGCGGCGGGCCATCACGATTGCCTGATCGACCGTTGTCTCGGCGGCATCGTCCCATGGCTCGGCAAGCACCGTGTTGACGAATTCGCGCAGCGTCTCGACCGACCGCTTGTCCGCCAGGAACTTCGTCGCGAGCGCTCCCCACTTGCGCCACGGCGAGTAGAGCCCATTGATCCAGAAGCCGGCAATGCCCGCCACATCCGGCCGCGCCGAACGCCACTCGCCGGCCCGCAGCATCCCGTGCTTCTGCCAGTCGGCGATCATTCGCGAGCAGTGCTCGCAGCGGTACTCGGCCTTCTCGGGGTCGGCTTTCGGCCAGATCAGATTCTCCCAGCGCAGAATCTGGGCGCCTCCGCAGTGCGGGCAAGGCACCCAGAAGCTCTGCTGGTTCGATTCGAGCCACGCCTGTTCGACGCGCGACGCGCCTTTGGTTGTGGGTGTCGAGCACAGCACGATCTTGCGATTCCAGAAATTCGACGTGCGCGTGATGGCGAGGTTTACCGGATCGCCTTCGCTGCCTGCGCTCGCGGGATAGCGGTCTACCTCGTCGAGCAGGCAATACCGGATCGACCGCATGGCGAGGCCCGCAGGCGAGTTCGCCGCCGCCAGTGTGATGCTGCCGCCCATGAACTTCTTGTGCAGGATGGTGTTGTTCGAATCGCGCGAACGGGAGTCGGCCACCTTGCCACCGAGTGACGGCGTATCACGCAGCATGGGCGCGAGGCGGTCCTTCGAGAACGCCTCCGCGTCCACCTCGCGGGGTTCGACAAGCAGCACCGGCCCCGGATCGAGTTCGATGACGTAGCCGAGGAAGTTCTCCAGCATCGAACTCTTGCCCGACTGTGCCGCCCACATCATCACGATCGTTTCGAACGGGCTGGCCGGCCCCATGGCATCCATCACGGCGCGTTGGTATGGAGCGCGATCCGTGCGCCACTCACCCTTCTCCGCTGCCGACTCCGACGAGAGTCGCCGGTTCTGATCGGCCCATGCCGATACCGTCAGGTCCGGCGGCGGCGCGAGCACATCCGCGGCGAGGATCTGGATTTCTTCAACGCGCATACTGCACGTCGGCGCGCAGATCGTTGACCAGCGCGCGCGCCTCCCGCAGGATCGTTTCGCGTACCTGACGCTCGTCGGTGAGCGCCGCCACTTCAGGCGCCAGCCGATTGGGCCACGCCAGGACTCGGTCGACGATCAGCCGGTAGATCGTGGACCACCGCTGCTTGACGAGCTCCGCCTCGACGAGCTTGCCCATCCGGACGTCGTACTCCATCTTGCGGAGCTTGGCCTTGAAGACCATGTCGGCGGTCTTGGCCTGTGCGAACGTGGTCACCGACGGCGCGGCATCCACGGGCGTGGTGACCACGCGCTCTGAGATCGGTTCCGGGCGATCGTCGAGCACGGCATCCGAGGCGGCGGCGTCCACTTTGCCCCCTCGCATCACGAGCGCGCCGGCCTTGGCCAGGCGGCTGATGTACTGGCGGCTCTTGCTCCGGTGCCGCGCGTACTCGGCCTGGGTAATCAGCTTATCCGCCATCTATGCCCCGATGTGTTTGAAACGTCGAGAGATTCAGTTGTTCAATTCCGCTTGCTTCTTCGCGCGCCCGAAGTGATGAATGGGTTCGCGATGAGGAACACCAAAGCACAAACCGCCAAACAGACCGCAGCAGCCTGCTACGCGGAACGCCACGCCGAATGCCAGAACCTGCTGAAGCGAATCGCCAGCCGCCTGGAACAGCACAAGAAGGAGCAGGCCGCCGAGCCCGCGAATTGGGGTTACCCGGGCGACCTTGGCCGGATCAGCGAAGAACTGGCCTACGTCCTCGCCGCCCTCGGCGATCGCAGCGCGGTCGAGGCGAAAGGCCTGGAGTGCTGACCATGACCCGCAGCGACTTGATCGCCTGGGCCACGCGCAACTCCTGGCGGCTCGACCGCTGGGGCCACCTCGAGCGCGAACTCGACAACGGAACGCATCGCCTGAAGCTGGGCCACACGGGTGTCCGCCACGAACTGGCGACGCCGTTCGGCTGGGCGCTGATCGCCCGCCGCAACTACACGGACTTGCTGCCAACCGCCGACGGGACTCTCGACGGCCTCGAATTCTGAATCAAGGAGCAGACTATGACCACTTTTGCCATCGACACCGACAACAACATCAGCGCTTTCGCCGCCTCCGCTCAGGCGCCCGAGGGCCAGCCCCACTTCACCACCGAGAAGGAGTTCGCCAAGCTCTCCGCCGAGTGGCCCATCAGCCGGTTCGCCGAAGTCTGGAACGCCTTCGCCGGCGTGGTCCCCTTCGACCGCCTGAAGCCGATCAAGAAGTTCACGGACCGCAAGACGGCGGTCAACCGGATCTGGAAGGCCATCCAGGCACTGACGCCCACCCCCGCGCCCAAGGCCGCCACTGTCGCGCCAAAGAAAGCCCAGGCCGCCAAGGCCGCCACC